GATGGATACCGCCAGCACTCCGCTGTTGTAAATATTAATGCAGTCCTGCATGATACAAATCCACCACCTCCCCTATTTTTTGATTCCGTTTGTCCGCAGAACCGTCCGGTTCTGATTGTACTGCGTCCGTGATACCGACTGCGCAATCACCCGTCCGTCGAGCTGGATCACATTCGTGATTTCCATCGGCTGACCGTTCGCCGCCCCGGAGGAAGCCTGCGCCGCGATCCTCTCAGCCGCCGCCATGCTGTTCCGGTACTCCGCCGCCGGATCGACCGTACCCGCCGATCCGCCGTAGAGCTTCCCGATTTCCGCCTGCGCCGCCTTCACCTGTCCGGCAACCTCCGGCGCAATGTCCAGTTCCGTCGATAACCTCCGTACCGCCGCGCTCACATCCGCGCCGGATTCCGAAATCCCGACGGCAAGTCCTTCTCCCCAGAACCGCCCGAGCCGCTTCGCTTTCTTCGACGGTGACGCGATTTCCGCTTCCGCCTTCATCGCAGTTTCCGCCGCTCTGGCCAGCGCCGCCGCTTTCCGCTCAACAACCCCGGTCTGACTTTCGATCCCCTCGGCAAATCCTTCCGCGAAGTCTTTGCCGGCTTCTCCGGCATCCGTACCGGTCAGCGCTTCCGCCGCCGTGTCCTTCAGCTTTTCTGCGGATTCCTGTACCGCCCTGCCGCCGTCCTCGATCCCTTCCGCGTATCCTTCGGCTGTCGCCTTTCCGGACTCCTTGGCTTTTTCGGCATTCTGTGCAAGTTCATCAACATATCGGTCATACGCTTCCTGGGTTGCCGTCAGCTCGTCGTTCGTCCCCTGCAGAGCCGTCTGTATCTCCGTCTGTGATTCGGTCAGCTTCTCTAACTCCTCACGAGCCTGTTCTTCGGCAAGTTTCAGATCAACAAAATACGGATTCGTGTAATCCAGTATCTTCTGCAGCCAGCTTGCCCCTTCGCTGTACGCATCAACGGCCTCGGATGCCTTCCGCAGCTTTTCTTCCGCTTCACCGATTTTCTGATTGGTGATATCTTCCTGCACCTCCAGAGCCGCCAGATTCCCGCTCAGACTGTTCAGGTACTCCTCAAACGCCTCCAGCTTCGCCGTCTTCTCCGCTTCCTCCGCGAATTCCTGCATCGCCTCCCGCGTCAGATTGATCTTTTCGGTCACATCATCGTAGGTCAGCCCCAGCCCCGGAAGAAGCTCGTTCAGCCGGTCAACCACTCCGCGGATCACCGCTTCGTCCGCCGGAGTCTTGTTCACCTCATCCGAAAGTGCCACCACCTTCTCGATCAGCTTCTCAATCTCCTGCCGGTTCAGGTCAACCGCACCCATCTGGTTTTCATATGCGGTCTTGCTGTTTTCATACGCTTCCACCAGCGCACCGTTTTTGTCGATCAGTGCCTGCGCTTCGTCGGAAACCGCCGTCGCATTGGACACATACGTCTTCACCGCCGCCGCAAGCCCCGTCAAAGCCGAAATCCCGACCGCCGCAATACCACCGGCAGAGCCGAACACCGTCAGCGCACCGGACACCAGCTTGATTCCCGCCGCAACGGTTGTCAAACCCGTCAATCCGCCGAGCGCACCGCCGATCCCGGCCAGCGTGGAAGCCAGAGCCGGACTGTCCGCCGCATCGGAGGAAAGATTCTGCGTAAGTTCCGTCAGCCCGTCAAGCACCGGTTCCAGCGTCGTCAGATAATCATCCCCGACCGCAATCAGCAGATTGTCAAACGAATTTTTCAGAATCTGCACCTTGCTCTCGGTCGTCTCAAACCGCTTCGCCGCTTCTTCCGTCAGCGCAATATTCTGATCCCACGCCTCGTTTGCAATGTCCAGCGCTTCTGTCAGAAGCCCGTCCGACTGCGACAGCGCAAGAATCGCATTGGAAAGCCGTAGCTCGGTAAATCCGAGGTCTTCCAGTACCTTGACCGCACTTCCGCCGTTTTGATCAATTTCATTTAATCCTCCGAGAAAATCCTCCAGCGCGGAAACGGAATTTTCACCCCATGCCTTCACAAACTCTTCAGAGGAATATCCCGATATCTGCGCGAGATTTTCAAGCAGTTCGCCGGCTTCAACAATATTCCGAAGCTCGGTTGTTCCGTACCCCGAACTGTTTGCCAACCCCTTAAAATCGCCACCTGCGGTGCCTTTTGAAATTTGAATCAGTTTTTCCAGAGACTTCCCGGTCTTTTTTTCCGCTTCCGCAAGTGCATCGTATCCTACAACCGCCGTTTCGATGTCCTTCATCAGTTTGGAGATCGCCGAACCGCCCGCTTCCGCTTCAATGCCGACCGACGACAGCGCCGTCGCAATTGCAAACATCTCCGCTTCCGTCAGCCCGAGCACTGAACCCGTCGATGCCAGTCTGGTCGTCATGTTCATGATGTCCGCTTCCGTCGTCACAAAGTTGTTCCCGAGTCCGACCAGCACCGAGCCGAGCCGTCCGTAGTCCGCTTCTTCCGTTCCCGCGATGTTCGCAAACTTCGCCAGAGCCTCCGCCGCATCCTCCGCCGACAGATTTGTCGCCGTCCCGAGCTTCACCATCGTTTCCACGAACCCAAGCAAAGCATCGTTGGAAATCCCAAGCTGTCCCGCCAGTTCCGCAACTCCCGCGATCTCCGTTGTCGTAACCGGAATTTCTTCCGCCATCTTGCGGATATCCTTCGATAACTGCGCCTCTTCTTCCAGTGTCATGTCCACCGTTTTGAATACGCCCGTCATCGCCGATTCAAATTCCATCGACTTGTCGATACACGCCTGCATCGCGTCCCAGACTTCTTCAAACGCCTGTTCAAGCCCCGCAGCCGCAACCACGGACGCGACCGCATCCATGTTCGTCTCGACCTTGTCCTTGAACTCCCCGAACGCATCCCCGGTCTTCTCGACCTTGTCTTCGACCGCTTCAAACTCCGGTACAACCTCGCCTTTCAGCTTTGCAGCCGTCTCGTCCATCGCGGTCTGCGTCTTGATTAACTCCGTCTTCGCGTCGTTCAGCTTGATCTTCCAGTCTGAAATCCCCCGCGAAGCCGCATCGTACTTCGCGTCGTTGTCGGCAATTGCCTTTTCCAGTTCCTTGTCCTTTTCAGCAAGTTTCTGATACGCTTCGGATGCCTTTTCGCCGGCATCCGCAAGAGCCGCCATGTCATCCGCATTCTTCTGGAGTTCTCCGCGTAAATCCGTACCCTTCCGCGCGTACTTCTCGGCGGCGTCCTGCGCGTTTTTCAAAGCTTCTTCGATCTTCCCGACCTTCTCCGCCTGCTTCGCGTACAGATCGGTCAAGGCCTTCTGCTTGGCTTCCAGTGCCTCCATTGAGTCTTCCTGCCCGCGGTACTGTTCCGTCAGCAGTTTCATGGCCGACTTGGCTTCGTTGACTTCCCGATTGATGTTCTGTACCGCCTTACGGTATTCGTTTTCCCCTTCTACCGCAAAAACGGTCGTCACATATCTTGTAGCCATTTATTCCTCCCCTCTCCGGTATTTGCTGTTGAACATCTCAAACACCAGCCCGATCCGGCACCGTCTGGCGTCCACCACGGACATCCCGCAGAGCGAAGCCATAATCAGAAAATCCGACAGCCTCAGCCCAGCGCCGTTTTTTTTTCATATTCCAGCAAACCCAAATCCACCGGTTCGTCCGACGTGTCCTTTGCATTCTCGATCCGCAAACCTGCGTTCACCGCTCGGTTTACCGCAATTTTGATCGGTACCACCGCATCCGGAAGCGCACACCGCCGGACGGTTTCTTCCGTCAGCATCGGAGCCGCATCATATCCCATGTATCTCCGGCAAAGCTCGCCCTCTCTGGCCAGAATAACAAGACAGCCGACCGCTATTTCGTAAGCCTCGCGCGTACCGGCACGGAGTTTTTCAAGAAAATCCGTGCCGTATGCGTCGTTGATATCGAAATATGCGTCGGCTGTATAAACAAGCCAGTATTCACTTCCGCCGAGCTTGAATGTACAGCCGCCCGTCATAACTTACGCCCCCGTGGTAATGCCGAGCTGTTCCTTTACCCACGCCAGTGCTTCGTCCGCCGTCGCAAAGATTTCTTCGATCTTCCATTCCTGCGCCGTCGTCTTGGTAGCGTAAGCGACCAGCTTCGTCTGTTCGCCGTTGAAGGTGACGTTTTCACCCTTCGTGTCATACGTCATACCGGTCAGCGATGCCTTCACACGCGGATAGAACACCCCTTCGTAGTATTTCGTGCCGTTGTCCTGAAGCACACGATAGAAAGCAAAACCGCCCATCGGAGGATTGTCCCCCGCGCCGTAGGTGATCTTGTTGCCCTCCAGCTTCGCGCCGTACAGAGCCGCCTTCAGCGTGTTCGGAACGCCCTTGTTGTCAAAGGTGATTTCACAGTATTTGAATTCGTCCGCCGATTCGGACAGCGCGTCGTTCGAGTAAAACTGCGATTCCGCCTTCTGCAGATTCTCCGTCACCTTCACGAATTCGGAGAATTCCGTACCTCCGGTATACGTCGGCATTTTGCCGGTTTCGTCCGTATCAACCTTCGCCCAGTAGGGGAACGTCGCACCCATGGACGTCTTTCTTACACTGTTCAGTGCAGCGTTTGTTTCAGCCATATGTACCTCCTCAAATCATTTTTTCTTTCTTCAGCCATTCGTCAAATACCTTTTCGGCATCGTCGAAGGCCGCCTCGCCTTTTTCGTCAATCGCTCGCTGAATAAACGGTCGTGCGGAAATTCCTCTCGCACCGTATTCGTTCATAAAGGCAATTTCGGCGTTTCTCGTCCCGTTCGGATGGTACTTGTCCCGCCGAACGCCCTTGAACGTCAGCACAATCTGCCGCTGACCGTTTCCGCGGCTGCCGGTCCAGTTGACCGGCTTTTTCCGGTACAGCGCACGCGAAGTGCCTCCTCCGGCATACGGACCGCTCAGCATCGACGCCGCATTGTCCGCAATGGCCGGTTCGATCACGTCCGCTTCGGCAGTCAGCATTTTGTCAATGACGTCCACGGGAATTTCGTCGGCGTATTCCTGTATCCGGTCGGCGGAAGATCCGCCGGAAAGCGTCTTCGTCGTGATCTTAGCCACCGTATACCTCCGTTTCCACACCGCCGGCCGCCGTGAATTCGTAAATATACTGCTGCCACCCGTCGTCGGTCGCAACCTCGCATCCCGCGTATTCCCCGAATACCCGCCAGATCTCCAGCCGGACCGCTTCCCTCTCGGCATCCACATTCACGCGGTTCTTCGCCCAGAGCGTCACCGTCACCCGCCACGACTTCGCCGTCGGCCGGTTGTTCGCGTAATCCACACCCCGGCTGTAATGCGAAAACGTCAGGTATTTCGGAAGATCGTCTCCCGTGTATACCCCTTCCCAGACGTCTGGCAAAACGGTTTCGAGACAGGAGGTCAGCATTCCGTTCAGCTCCGCATCGGTACGCGGCATCATAACGCCGCCGCCTTTCGCTGTACGCGGA